AACAAGTATTTGTTCAATGAGAATGTATCGAAGCATCCTAAACTACAATGGTTGATGTTGTGTTCAGCATCACCTGGAATAGGCAAACAATTTCATGCTTGGATACCACAGATTAAACAAGGCGTGGTTAAGTTAAAAGACAAAGCAGTTCCAAAAGATATAAAAGAATATTTTAAAAAGATATATCCAAGACTCTCAGCAGGAGATTTAACAGAACTAGCAACTGCATTTTGTGAACAACACAAACGCAAGATGTATCTAGCAAGTAAATACACAGAACTTAAATTTGACGAGGTAGAATTACTCAGTGACATTATTACAGATTCAGAAATTGAACAATATGAAAAAGAACTCGGCAATTAAATCAGAATTTGGATGTGAGTTTTGCAATAGAAGTTTTATAAAAGAAACTACTATGGTAAAGCACCTCTGCGAAAACAAACGCAGATGGAAAGACAAAGATTTAAAAGGCAATCGAATCGGCTTTCAAGCATGGCTAAATTTCTATGCAAAAAATACCGCATCAAAGAAAACAAAAACGTATTTGGACTTTGTTAACAGTTCTTACTATCTTGCCTTTGTTAAGTTCGGTCATTACTGTGTCAATGTAAAATGTATTAATGTTAATCGATATGCAGATTGGTTATTAAAAGATCAAATTAAAATAGACAAGTGGACAAGCGACACTAACTATACTAAATTTATCATTGAGTATCTACGAGAAGAAGATCCATTCGATGCAATCGCTCGTAGTATTGAAACTACAATTAAGATTTCCAAAGATGAGGGTATCGAAAGTAAAGATGGTATACGATATGGCCCAGTGAATAGAATTTGTTATGAGATATCTAAAGGGAATATTTCTCCTTGGGTGTTGTATCAATCTGAATCTGGATTGAAATTCTTAGCATCAATGGATGAGACACAACAGCAAATGGTTTTAGATTATATTGATCCTGAACGTTGGGCTATTAAATTTAAAAGAGACGTAGATCGAATCACTGAAGTAAAAGAGTTACTTAAACAAGCCGGCTTCTAATGTCAAAAAGTAAACTTATTACTAAGACACTTGATAGTAGATTTACTGGAAATCAATATTTCAAGTATCAAGTTACACTATTAAATTTGCCAGAAGGTGATAGATTTAGTCCAACACGAGGCTTCTACGAAGACTTACTCAAAATCATAGACTACAATAAAATCAGAGACTGGTGCTGGGATACTTGGGGAGCCAGTTGTGATCTAAAAGACTATGATAGAATTGCAGAACTCAAGCAGTACCCGTCAATAAATACATACAGTGATAGGATTGAAATATTGGATGATTATGGACTTAACGCAAAATGGTGTTTTTCTAATGAAGACATACAAGCACCAGGTAGACAAAGAGATCGCAGAATTTATTTGCGTGGCAATGAAGAATTAGCATGGTTAGAACTCCGATGGAAGTAAAGGAACCGATCTATTGTGCGTTAGCATTTGGTTCTGCTTCAATTGACGGAAGAGGTTACAAACCTTGTTGCAACGTCAGACCTAATTCATGGAAACGAAACGCAGATCATTTTAATCATGCTAACCTCATTGAAATAAGAGAACTGCTTACAGAAGGTGATTGGCCCAAGGCTTGTTATAATTGTAAAGAGCAAGAAGAAACATCAGGCACATCTATGCGTACCATATGGAATGACGCATTAAAAGATTATGATATTCCTGTGACTTCCATAGTCGATCCCAATAATGTTTACTACTTAGATTTAACATTTAGTAACAAATGTAATTCAAAATGTATGACATGCAATCCTGATGCATCAGATCAATGGGGAAAAGAATATGGTGTTATATGGAAAGGCTTAATAAATGAGGCTGATAAAATTCAACAGACCGATAATCATTTACAAATTTACATAGAAGAAAGTGCCGCAATTGATATTTACAACACTTATCCAAACGTAACACGCATCGCATTTGTCGGTGGCGAACCTACAATTATGGAAGAACATACGAAGTACTGTCAGCAATTAATTGACGGAGATAGAGCAAAGAATATAACTTTATCATATGTTAGTAATCTAACAGGTATTACTAATAAACTATTAGAAATGTGGACACACTTTAAAGAAATACATATAAGTTTATCAATTGATGGATACGGTAAAGTAAATGATTATATACGCTATCCATTTAAATGGGCTAAAATAGAAAAAAATACACGATTGTTATTTGACTTACGGAAAAAAGAACCTCACAAATATAGTTTAAATTTAAGTCATACTGTTAGTGTGTTTAACATTATACAATCTCCTAAATTATTAAACTGGTGGTGTGATCTATGTGATGAATATGGTTGTCCACGAGATGTTCGTCCAGGTCTATTTTTAAATCAAGTGACAGAACCAATATGGGCAAAAACTAATATAGTTTCACTCGAATATAGACAACAAGCCATCAAAGAAGTAGAAGAATTAAAATCTAAGATAGCTACATTTAATGTAGATCAACTTGACATCTTACATTCATGGCTTATTGAACCTCAACATGCTTCTACACCAACAGTCAAACGATTGCATCGATTAATAACAGGTTCAGATGAATACAGAAATAGAAAATTAAAAGATTACATTCCAGAATTAGCAGAGGAATTAGATACTAAGTTTTTTAATAGTATACAGAGTGAACTACAACATGAAGGCAAAGGATATGATCTAGCATATGATATTATACCTACTCCGTTACTAGATGCAGTTGCAGATAAACTCGATTCATGTTATCCTGTAAGAGCATCTACACACAAGAAACAATATGCAGAAGCAGAAGACACAAAGAAACTTCATGGCATTGCAGTCTGGTGGTCACAACTAACAGACGAATGGGAAGAGGTACAAAAAATAAATGATATTGTCTTTCCGAAAATACAAACACATATGCCAAATGCAGAATTTTATGCAAGTGATATCGTTACAATAAATGGACCAAGCAGATGGGTAGGCCCTCATGTTGATACGCCGCATCGTTTCGAAAGATACAATAAAATGGCGACAGATTTAAACTTTGAACTCTTGGGCATACAAGTCATTATTCCTTTAGAAACAATAGATGCAGATTCTGGTGCGACTGGGTTACTACCTTATAGTCATCGACAAGATTGGAACATACAAGATTGCTACGACGGCCACTTTGATGATATGTTTAAAGAAGAAGCAGTACAACACGACATGCCTAAAGGGTCAATGTTGTTTTACAATACTCGTTTACTACATTCAACCATGCCAATGCATTTACCCAAAAAGCGATCAATACTATTGCTTAATTACCTGAGACGTGATATAATAAAGACTGTGAAAAAAATAGATAACGTGTGGACTAGTAATGGCAAATGATGTAATGATAGATATGGAGACGTTAAGTACGAATCCAGATTGTGTGATACTAACAATTGGCGCAGTGAGATTTAATCCTAAAGGTGACGGGGTCGTTGAACGTTTAGAGTTACGACCTACTATCGAAGAACAAACAGAACAATTCAATAGACATATAAATCCCGATACATTAAGGTGGTGGGGAGAACAATCAGAGGACGCAATCAATGAAGCAATGGGTGACCAAGACAGAATATCATTTAAAGACGCTATGGATCAGTTGTATAAATTCTGCTGGAATCGCAGAGCAATTTGGAGTAATGGTGCTGGTTTTGATATTGTTGTTGCAGAGAATGCCTTTAGGCAATTAGAAATGGCTAATCCGTGGTCTTTTTGGACAATTAGAGATACTAGAACAATCTATGATCTTTGCAATGTCTCACTTAAAGATGGTCAACACACAACGTCTCATAAGGCTGTAGAAGATGCTGAACACCAAGCGATAGTTGTACAGAGAGCATATAAAAAACTAATTGCGGCAGGAATTCAAGTAGCATGATCGATTCGGATATTGATATTGACTTTGGTGACAGAGATAAAGTTCTCTCTTTGATCAAGCATATCCCTTCAGCCATGCGTAATGTTGACCCGATTAGAAAACATCCTACTGGAGTTTATATTACAGAAGCTCCTTATGATCCTGTCAATAACATGTGTTCATTAGATTACAAAGAAGCAAGTGACAGAGGTTACTTTAAACTTGATTTACTTAATGTCAATGTGTACAGTGAAGTCAAGGATGAATTACATTTAATCAAGTTAATGGAAGAACCTAATTGGAGTAAACTGAAAGACAGATCATTTGTAGAAAAATTAATTCATTTAGGCAAACAGTATGATACACTATGTCAGATGCCTGAAGATGTTAATTCTATACCTAGACTAGCAATGTTTTTAGCAGTAATGAGACCAGCAAAGAAACATTTAATTGGCAAGCCGTTTAAAGAAATAAGTACTACTGTGTGGAATAATGAGAATGAAGGATATTCATTTAAGAAGTCACATGCTATAGCATACGCACAATTAGTTGTAGTGCATATGAATTTATTAGAGGAAAACAATGAGCGAACATAATGAAATCGTAGAACGACAAAGACAATTACTCGCCGCAGAAAAATGGGCAAAGGGTGTGAAGACACTTCATGCACATTCACTAACATCGTTGTGGTATGATGATAGAGGTAATGATGGTTCAGTGTGTGA